TGACAACAGACCCTAAGGTAACCACTTTTGCAGACGCTTTTGACCGTTTATCCTCTGGATTGACCAGTTCTCAATCTGTTCAAGTCGGGTCTTTTAAAGACTTCTTGCTTAATGTTTGGGCGTTAAGTTTTGAACATCCTGAGTATTTTAATGCTTGGCACGTAGGACAAGTAGCTGAAGATATTGAGATGTGTTTAGAGGAGGGGTTGAACTATTGTGCAATACTTCCACGTTTTCATTTTAAGAGTACTGTCTTAGGCCACGCTTTTAGTGTTTGGTCATTATTAAAAGCTAAACGGGATGCAGCCGTATTGTATTTATCTTATAGTGATGGTATGGCTCGTTATCACATATCTGAAATTAATAAAGCTATTTCTAGAAACCCAATCCTCACTGAATGGATGGATAATCGTTCTCCTAAAGCAGATTTTTCGGCTCGTTACTACGTTAATAAAAAGCCTATGGACATAAGGCATGGCGGTCTTTTTTCATTTAAACGGGGTATGCATGTTAATGGTGCTTTGATTGCTGATGACGTATTGCGTGACCCAGAGAATCCCTTGAATATGGGGCAAATTACTAAGGTAGAAGACCATTTCCTAACTGAGAGTATGTTTATTCCTTTGAAGGGAGTTCCCATTATTGTGTTGGGTACGCCAATGATGCCTGGAGATTTGTTGACAAAGCTGCAAGAAGATGATAGATTCTTTAGTAGGGTCTTACCAGCATTAGACCCAACACCTGAACGAAGGGTATTAATGCCTGAGTTATATAATGAGGAATGGTTGTTACAACAACAAAAAGCTAGGCCGAAATCATTTGCATCAGAATTTCTTTTGCAACCACACTTTAATACTGAATCTTATTTTGATGAGGCAGATATTGCTAAGTGTGAAGATGAGAGCTTAAGAAATTTGAATGCATATAGAAAATATAATAAGCCTGAAAATGCTAGATTGTATGCTGGCTTTGATGTAGGGAAGAAGCGACACCCCTCCCATTTAGTTATCTTTAAAAAAGAGGGTGAATACATTACTCAATTGCATCAGTCTTGGTTGGATGGGTGGAATTATACGGCACAAATAGAATATTTAAATGAAGTTATGGATAATTATGATATAGAAAAAGGTTATATAGATAATACAAGAGGAGAGTTAGAGGACAGAGGTTTGGATAGTGGGTGGTGGCCCATGTCCTTTACTCTTAAATCTAAGAACACAATGGCTCAAATCATGGAAGAATATGTACATTCTGGACGTTTAAAACTCTTTAGGGATTCTAGGCAAACTAGTCAAATATTGTCTGTCAATAATGAGTTGAAAGCTCCTGAAACTCCACAAGGACATGGTGATGCGTTCTTTTCTATTGCAATGGCTTTATTAGCTTGTCATGAAAGTGAACGTATGGGCTTTTCCGATGTGGGGAACTTACTTGAAATAGTTGAGCCTGATTTAGTATCTAGAACGGGGGAAGAGGCGGTAGCGGATTTAGAAGGTAGAGGGGAAGACCCTCAAGAAATGTGGTTTCCAGGCAACGTTAAATTTGATTTTGGGCGGTTGACTAATCCTGACTTGACAATGGCTGACCGCCCAAACCCTAATTGTAAAGAGTTTGCCTGCAAACCTGAATTTTGGGTACCAGAAAGAAAACTTTGCATATTTTGTGGACATAGGGGGTAGAGGAAAATTGATAGACACACACATTTCTGAGCAGGCTGAAACTATTTTAACACATAGGTATTATTTAAAAGATAAAGATGGGAACACTATAGAAAACGATATAGAATTATTTAGACGGGTTGCACATGCATTAGCTCAAGTAGAGCATAAGTATGAAACCCTTCCTTCTGAGATAAGCATGTTAGAAGATAAGTTCTTTGATATGATGTATACGTTGGAATTTTTACCGAATTCTCCAACCTTAATGAATGCAGGAACTGATGAGGGTACTTTGAGTGCTTGCTTTGTTTTGCCATTGGAAGATAGTATGGAAGGCATTATGAAATCTGCTACTGATGCTGCAATGGTGCAGAAATTTGGTGGTGGCACAGGTTTTGCATTATCTAAAATTCGGCCTAGAGGGTCTAGGATTGAAACAACACATGGGAAAGCTTGTGGGCCGATTGAGGTTTTAAAGACCCTATCTCGTATTTCTAGCATGATAACGCAAGGTGGTAAAAGAGATGGGGCAAACATGGCAGTGATGTCTGTTTACCATCCAGATATTAGAGAATTTATTGCTTGTAAACATATTGAAGGAGATATTCATAATTTTAATATTTCCGTAGCAGTTGATAATGCCTTTATGGTTAAGGTAATTGAGGGTGGGGCTAGACACCCATTGATAGACCCAAACACTGGAGAAACAGTTTGTTGGGAATCTGCTAGAGAAATATTTAAAGATATAATTCAAGGGGCGTGGACAAACGGAGAACCAGGAATGATTTTCTTGGATAGAATTAATATGGATAATACTATGATAAATGAATATGGCCCCATGATTGCAACAAATCCTTGTGGGGAACAACCACTGTTGGGATATGAAAGTTGTAATTTAGGGTCTATTAATTTATCTAAATTTGTTGTGCCCTCCTCTGATGAGGATTGGAAAGAATCTATTAATTGGACTCGTTTGATACAGGTTATTAATTTGGCTGTACAATTTTTAGATAATGTTATTGATGCTAATGATTACAGTATTCCTGAGATTGCTCAAATGACTAAAGCTACTCGTAAGATTGGTTTAGGAGTTATGGGTTTTGCGGATTTATTGATTAAATTACGTATTCCCTATAATTCGGAATTGGCAAGAGAGGTTGGTAGTCATTTGATGGGGATAATTAAAACGGCTGCTATGGCTAAATCTTTAGAGTTGGGAGCTATGAGAGGAACATTCCCTGCTTGGGAACATAGTAAATATAAAATACATGAAAATGTACGAAACGCATGTCGTTTAACTGTGGCTCCTACAGGCACTATTTCTATGATTGCTGGTTGCGCCAGTGGTATTGAGCCTCTTTTTGCGTTGGCGTGGAGGAAGCAAAATATCTTAGAGGGCCAGACACTATTTTATATTAATGAGCAATTCAAGAAAGATGCTCAAGAATATGGATTCTATTCTGAGGAACTAATGGCTTATCTATCTGAAGGGGGCTTGTTAAGAGATAGACAAGATGTTCCGCATTGGGTTAAAGATGTGTATGTAACGGCTCCTGAAATTGACCCTGAAGCACATGTATTAATGCAAGCTGCTTTTCAAGACCAGGTAGATTCTGGGATTTCTAAAACTATTAACTTTTCTTCGGAGGCTTCTATTGAAGATGTTAATAATTCTTATATTTTAGCTTGGAAGACAGGATGTAAGGGCATTACTGTATATCGTAATGGAAGTCGTAATAAAGAAGTATTGGTCAATGGGCATAGAGCTAATAAACAGCTATCCTTATTTGACCTAGAAGCAGCCTGTGGATGTGATAATCCAATGATTGTACAAGAAAGCGGTTGTGAGACTTGTAAAACGTGTGGATGGAGTGCATGTAAGATTTCGTAAAAAATTAGTATTTTAAAGTATAATAGTATAGTAGGAGGAAAGTTATGGTAGGAATGTTTTTAAAAGAAAGAGATGTACAATATGTAGCTCATAGGGATGAAACGACTCAAACATGGCGTATTTTAGATACTTGGAATGAATCGTTAATGGATTTGGGGCCAGATGATGAGATTCCCGATGATAGTCCTGGGGTGGACATTATTACAGAAGGTGCGTTTATAGCGTTGATTAAAGAGGGGGCTAGACTAGGCGTAATACAAAATGCTTCATTTAGTGAACATGCTTCGTTAGAACGGGATTTGCTCACAAAAGATGAAGAAATGTTAGCCTTAAAGACGGAGCTTTTAGAACTAGAGGAAAAATTACAGTCAGCAAAACAAAGCCCACATCGGTCAGAAGGATTTGAGCTTAAAGAAATGGCAATGAATGCGTTACTCAAACTAACGAGTATGTCAGATATTGAAAATTTGACTAAGGATTAATTTATGAAGTTATCTGATTATCTACCAGAGGTACCTAAACTTGCTCAAACAATGATTAATATGAATGAGCAAATTAGCTTTTTGGAGTTGATGAAATCCCGTGGGGAAACTGGGGAAGGCCCAACCATTGGCTTAGACCATGTAGTAAATACTTGGGTACGTCATCAAATGGCTTATCGGCAACAGCTTGTAATGGACTTACAAATGTTAGCAATGTCTGTTGAAGAAATTAGGGCACCATTACATCACATTACAGCTGAAGTCTTTAGGAAAGGGGTTGAATGGGTACCTCTCGTAGAGAATCCAGACGTATCTCAAAAAGACCGTTTCAATGAATTTATGGATGACTGTAATATCTTTGACCAATCTTTGGAAGAAGTATTAAAACAATTCCACTTTGATGTAAATTGTATTGATGATGCTTTCTTGTATGTAGTTAAAGAATATAAGAATATAGATAATAAAACGGTACGCTCTAAGGTGAAAGAAATTCGTAGATTGAATCCTGCCTTGATTGAATTTGATTTGGATGCTGCGGGATTACCGAAAAACTCTCACTTTATGTGTCCTATCCATAGAGAGAAAATCCTAGAAGAGCCTAGACAATGTGAAGATGAGAAATGTAAATTAGATACCATTCCTGTCATGTATAAATATTATCATCGAAATCAGCATTTGTTTTTGTTTGACGCTGAAGTAATTCACATTTCTAAATTCTCTCCATCAGAAACTTATGGGTGGAGTCCCATTTTAACTGTGTTTGAAAAAGCTCTGACTTTAATAGGCATGGATAAGAATCTATATAGGTACTTCTTTGAACGGAAAATGCCAGCTAGTATGATGATGGTGTTTACGGATGACCCTGAATCATTACGGAGAGAACGACAACACATAGCTGCTCAGACTAGGCTTGACCCTAACTATATTCCTATGGTAGCGGTATCATCTAGGCAGAATCGAGGTAGGGTTGATATGGTACGTTTGTATCATACTTTGCAGGAAATGGATTACCTTCCTGTTAGGGCTGAAATTAGGGAGCGTATTGCTGCTATTTGGGGCGTAACTCCTGCATGGCAGGGCGCACCAGAAGCATTTGGTGGACTGTCTACACAAACCCAACAACTAGTAGTCATGAGTAGAGTTGTGGAAGGTGACCAAAGATTGTTCCATGAAAAGGTATTCCCACAGTTGTTGGAAGCTTTTGGTGTCACTGATTGGGCTTTAAGACTACCCAATCCTGAAGAAAAGGCTGAAGCCACTAAAATTAGTTTCTCTCAACAGAGGGCACAAGTTGTTAATCAATACATTGCTCTAGGGTTTGATGTAAGACTTAAGGACAATGGCGTACCTTTGGATGAAGCTGAATTCCTAGTATTTGGTAAGCCCGTCCCCATGATACAGATGCAAGGAGAACAAATGGCTTTGGGCTTGGAACAACAGCAGCAGCAAATGGAAATGATGCAGCAACAACAACAACAGGCACAACAAGCTCCTGCTGCTCCTCCTGGCGTTAATCAGGCCCCTGGAAGGATTGGGGCTGCTCCAGGTGGTGGAGAAGGTGGAGGGGCTGCTCCTGCCCCTGCTGTGCCCTTACAACAGATGATGAATGGGGATGGGTTGGAGAAAGACGCTAAGAAGTTTGGTGGGCGGTTTGCTGGCGTAACTCCAGATTGGCATGACAAGTCTCCATTGGAAGAAGACAATGTAGATGATATTGCTGATGCAAGGGCTGAAGGAAAGAGTTGGATGAGTGATTTATTCGATAAAGGATATACTTCACCTCTAATTAAAGAAGTAAATACATTAGGAACTAAGATGTGGTTTGCTCAAGATGGAGTAGATTTTGTAGCTGACTTGAATGCTATGGGTGTAACCCATATAGAAAAGGCTTCTTTCGGACAAGGGCCAATATATAAAGCTCCTAAAGGCCCCTCTGAAAAACCCGTTATAAGTTATAATCCTTCACAAACTGGTAATTGGCGGGATGCAGAGGAGGAAGATAATGCCAATCTCTAATCGAAATGGTAAGTGGTATTGGGGAAGCAAAGGCCCATTTGATTCTCGTAAAAAAGCAGAGGAGGTGGCACAGGCTGCACATGCCTCAGGTTATGAAAAATTACTTAAAGAGGGTGATGGTGGTGCTGGCATTGATGGACTTAGCGGTGTTGTCTTCACATCAGAGAACGCAGGAATTTTTACTCCCACTCATGGAGGTTCTAAAAAAACAAGGAAAGAACTAAAACATATTAAACGTGAACACGACGAAGCACGTAAAAAGTTGTTGGGGAAGGCAAAAAAGAGTGGGGTAGAAAGACTTGAACAATTTGTTAAAGAGGGTTCACCCATTAAGAAAGCTGTGAATAAACGAGTTGATGGAATAGGTCAAGGGTCTTCTGCTCATAATCCGCAAGATAATCTTATACAAGTAGACTATCGTAAGGTTGCAAAGGATAGAGAGATAGGGACAGATAATCAACCTAACTCTAGTATGTCAGGATTAGACAGTCGTATGGATGCAAGTACACATGCGACTAAACCACAGGATGAAGACCCAAGTGTTACCACTAAAGCAGTTCCTAGTAAGCCTGATTGGGGGACTAATAAATCCTATTTACAAAAAGCGGGTGTGGGAAGCTTTTCTAATATTGGCGCACAACCTAATCAAAATACGGATTCGCATGATATTTCAACAGAACCACAAGCAAAATACATAGAACGAGGAAAACCTGTGGAAGATAAAAAGGATGCCCACCAAGATATTAAAATGAATGATATTTCCCGTAGGGTCAAAAAATATCAAGAAGATGAGGAAGCTGATGTAGAGCAGCCCTTAGGTGTTGCTTCAGCAGCCAATGCTCAAATTCAATCTATGGTAAAAACAGTATGGGGTAGTGGAAGTGAAAGAGGAGAATATAGACGTTCTGAAGATGGAGATGAAATTCCTCCTGATGAAGATGATGTATTAGACCCATCTGAAAGTGATAGAGTTGTAGAAGCTCTTCAGAATCTACAAGCTCGTAAAAAGAATTATGTAGAAAAGGGTGAAACACACCCATTATTTTTAGCTATGATGGATGATATTAATGAATAATATGTGCCTTAAATGTGGTGGTTCTATGTATGTAAATCAAGATAAAGATTTAAGTTGTTTGATTTGTGGGGCTGTTCTTGTATTGACTGTTAGACGAGCTTCTGATATAACAGGTATCAGGAAAAAGGTGGTACAGGAACCTAAATGGCGTATGACTTCTAAAGGTATGCAAAGACGAAAGGGAAGTCCTAGAAAGTTTTTGGGTGGATAAATTATGCGAAAACGTACATTTACAGAAAAAACTGGGTATCCAGCAAAAATTTTAGACCCAGGTTATTTAGGAGAATTGACTCCAGAGGAATTAAAAGTTCTTAAAACAGAATTGCAGAACAGGTCTAAATTAAGAAAACGTTGGGGTTTTACAGAAGAAGAGCGTATAACGAATAAGAAAATTCAAGCAAAGGCAATGGAGGAAAATGACCAGTTTATATCAACGACAGCAGAGCCAAAAGAATAAAGATGAGTATTTTTTACAGATAGCAAACACTGTAGCAACTAGAGCTACATGTCCTAGACGTAAAGTAGGGTGTGTATTAGTAGACTCTAAACAACATATTGTGGCTACTGGATATAATGGTGTACCGTCAGGGTTCACACATTGTACAGATGTTCCGTGTGAGGGAGCAGAATATCCTTCAGGAACTGGTTTAGATGTATGTGAAGCCATTCATGCAGAAGTTAATGCTTTTTTACAGCTACGTTCTGATGATGAATTGACCGCATATGTCACCATTATGCCGTGTTTTCCATGTGCTAAAATGATGGCAAATAGTAATATAACTCGATTAGTCGCAGCAGAAGAATATGTACATAATCAAAGTATAGAAATGTTACAGAAGGCTGGTATATTAATTAATATTGTGAAGTGAGAATGAATTTAAAAGATACATTACAACAAGCGTTTTCTAATGATACTTGTGTTGAAAAATTTAAAGAGTCTTTAGGTTTAGATGATATACAAGTGAAGAATGAATCAGATGGTGTGACGATAGTTTTTGTAAAAGAAGACAAACTAGAAACCTTGTTGCTAAAACCGCAAAGAGTGCAAGTAGGAGCCAAACAAAGGCGTACACAAACAGGCGTTCAACATGTGGCGGGGTATACGAGAAGCACTTCAAAAACAGATACAGAAGATTTAATTAAAGCACAGGAAAGTGATACAGAGATAGATGATAAAACTAGTCTAGCTTTCCAAGAATTTATTGAATGTTGTTTAGAATCTGTTGATGGAAAATCAATTACGATTGAATAAGAGGAGGAGTTATGGATGCAAGTAAAGTCACACCCTTACAGGAATATATCATTGCAAAACATTCACGAATGGTAGGCAGAGTATTGGATTTAGTAGAAGCTGCAATGCCAGAAGGTACGCAATGCGAGAAACTAAAAAAGCTTGCACAAGTTCCGTTATATGATTTTAGGAATGAAATGCTTAAATTAACTGTAACGGAAGATGTTTTAGAACTTGCTGAAGAATAACGAAAGTTTTTCAGAATATTTAGTATAATAAGTTAGTACGAATATCGTACTTTTTATCGCTTTTGGGAGTCGGAGGTGGCTTAGACCAACTTCCTTGGCAAAAATAGACGAATGGAGGTATCTATTATGGCAGATTCGGATATTGTAGAACGGTTGGAAAAGCAGATTGAGGGGAGTAACCTTGCTCTCGCTGCCGTTGCCGAGGTGTTGCACAAAATGGACTCTCGACTAACGAAGGCAGAAGATGAGGAGTTTGAAATGTCTCAAGATGAGGCAGACCAGATTGAGAAACAAGAGATAATTAAAGCCGTAGCTAGTGAAGTTTTTGGTCTAATCAAAGCTGATTCAAGTAACCCAACTGGCGCACAGTGGGGCGAAACAGAGAAGAAGGCTTCGACAATGACTGGAACTGGTCAGGCTGACGATAAAGAGAATGCAGTAACTATCGACAGTAAGACCGAGAATGTGCAACGCACTATTCAAGCTATGCAGAAGCAGTTAGAATTGTTGAAAGAAAGCGTAGACGAAGATGGGTATGGATTTAGCAAGGAAGGTGACGACGATGTTCCCCCTGAAGAAGATGAGGAAGACGTAGACGACGATGAAGAGGAATTTCCTGAGGAAGTTCAAGAAATGGCAAAGCAAATAGCTAATTTACAGAAGTCGGTGGCCCAGAAAAATAGTAACGTTCAGAAGATGATTCAGAACGAGACTGAAAACCGCTTGCGGAAGATGGGCTTCCAAGAAGAGAATGGCCTAAACCGTCCTCGACTAATTCAGTATGGCGATATGGGAGTAGATGGTGCTGCTCCAATCCGTAAGTCTTCATCCAATCCTGATGAGACTGTTGACCAAATGATGCAAATGTCTTATAGTGAATTGCGTCGGTTGCAGGAAGCGGTTGAATCGGGTGAAACTGACGGTGTTCCAAGGGAACTACTAGGATAAATTTAAATTTGATTTTAAGGAGAAACGATTATGGCTAATAATCCATCCCTAGCTGAGTATATATCTCAGTCACAAAGAGGGCTTTACCAGAGCGTTTTCGGCCCTGGGTTTATGAAGAAAGCTGGTGCTGGCATTGGTACGCCGTTTACGGTTGACACTGCTACTGGCATTTTTAATACTACCTACGGACGAAAAGTTTGGCAAGCCTTGAACAACCAAACTCGTTTCTTTAATGCGGTACCCCGTGTAGTATGGGGCAATACGGCTGGTTGGCGTGTTAGGACTGACCGTGGTTCTGGACGCTCTCGCCCAGTGACTGAAACTGGGAATATCCCAACCGTTGACATTTCCGACATTCAGACGGTATCGAGCTTGCCTCGTATCATCTCGACAACTTTCGGTGCGTCCGTCAAGTCCGTCTTTACGGCGCAGTTGGAAGGTGGTGTTGGGGATGTGTTGGCGTTGGAAAATGAAAATGCCCAGCTAGACCACATTAAAGAAATAAATGAAGAACTGTTGGCCTTGTCAGCTGCTAGAGCTTCTGGTGGAACTGACGCAAGGGCTGACTTTGGCAGTACTAATGCTATTGCCAAGCACTTTAAAATAGGTGACGAAGTTAACCGATATGATTTGAACGCCACGGCGCATGACATTACTGCGGGTATAACCGTTGGTGGTGCTGGTGGAACTGCTCATAGCGGTGGACAAGTTACTTTGGATGCTACTGGTCTGTCCGACGCTTGGGCAGCTGGTGACATTATGTATATCTACAGTCGTGCAGGATTCAGTTCCTTGGACGATATGGTAGCGGAAGACGGTGCTGCTGTTGGCGGTGGTGTTGCGAATGTGCGGGTCTTTGACCTAACACAAGCAGGACGTACTGCTGGTGGTTGGAACGCTGCTGCTTCCGTTAGCCACAACGCTGGTGTAGGGCGTGACCTCTCTCTTAATCTGATTGATACGGCTATTCAGAAGATTAGGGAAAATGGTGGCGAGCCTAAACTAATTTTGATGGGACATGACCAGTACTTCAAATTGGAGCGACTGCTCAATTCCCAGCAACGGTACATGGGCCAGGAAGAATATCAGGTTGGTGTAGGCTCTGAGCGTACATTCCCTGGTACCCGAACTGGTTTGGTATTGGCAACTTACATGGGCATTCCCATCCTTCCAGATGCGGATGTGCCTAAGTCTGTTTCCTCTACCTCTACTGTACTTGGTTCTAACATCTATGTGTTGGACACCGATTATATTGAAATGGCTATTGCACAGCCCACTCAGTATGTAGAGAACCGTGACTACTTCGCAGCGAATGCGTTGGTGGTTAGGGGTCTACTGTATACAATGGGTGAGATGCGTTGCAAGAATCTTTGGGTACAAGCGAAAATAGCTGACCTGAACGCCTAATCCACCACTTTATGGGGGTGGGAGCCTTTCGGCTCCTGCCCCTATATTCTATTAAATACTTCATAATTAAGGAGTGATACTATGGCTCTTGCTATAACAGTTCCTGGCAATGCATCAGATATGACGGGTGTGCCTGGGAATAATAAATATGTCATTAAAACTTGCACCTTTGATAGCAGCTATGCTACAGGTGGTGAGGCTCTAACCGCTACTACTTTAGGTTTAGAACAGATTCATTTTGTTGCTTTGTCTATGGAAAATAGTGGATATGTTCCTCAATATGATTACACTAATTCAAAAATAGCTTTGTATGAAGCTGGTGCAGATGGAGCAATTCTAGATGAGGTAGCCAACACCACAGACGTTTCAGCGGTAGCCGTGCGTGTACTAGTATTTGGTCGATAAGTTGCTATGGCAACAAAGACAGATAGTGAGTTAGATGTTAAATTAGCCGTTTATATGGAACGGCTAGATTCGTATATAGAAAGTCAAACCAAGTTGAATGATACTCTTTGCGCTAGATTTGAAGAGATGGGCGAAGAATTAGATGAAATTAAACATTGGAGAACCAAACTCTATGGAGTTAAATCAGCTTTTGTAATTATCAGTTTAGTTGCTATGCATACAGGCATGGTATTAGGAAGCTTATTCGCCATGATGACTTGGTTTTCAAATAGGTAGGAGTGGTTTATGAATTCTGAACATTTTCCTGAGGCATGGCCCTCATGGGAGATTGACCCAAGTACTAGAACAAGCGTACATGTTTGGACTAAGTATGCCCCTATTGATGTTAGTGTAGGTACTTCTGCGACGGATATATTTACAGTAGGTAGAGGAGTCCCCTCTATCAACTTAGTAAAGAATCCGTCTTTTGAAGTAAACACATTAACTGATTTTACAGCTTCAGGGTCTGCTATATCACAAAGTAGTGCCCAAGCTGCCACTGGGTCAAATTCCCTTTTAGTTAACCCCGCTAATTCTGCTGCTGGAGAAGGTTTTTATTGGTCTGTAACTGCTCCAGGGCACCCTGAAGGAAGTTCACTTGTTGCTCAATGTGAGGTTAGAGGAGCTTCAGCTAGTGGAGATGTTAAGATAGAGATTCAAAATAGTGACGGTGTTGCTTTAGCTTCAAGTGCTACGCATTCTTTATCTACTAGCTTTACGAAAATTAGTGTTGGATATGAATTAGTTAATAGACTCGCTACCCCTTATCGGATAGCGGTTGTAAGCGTAGCTCAACATAATATAGATTTCTATGTGGATAAATTCATGGTAGAATATCGTAAAGATGGATTTGTTGCTGATTATGTTGATGGGGCACAAGGCTTACATTATGAATGGTTTGGTACCGCAAATGCCTCTGAGTCTAAACGTAGAGCAGGCATAGTTGTTGTTAGAGGATTTAAACTAAAGAATGGTCATGGCAGTAATACAATTAATCTTGCACTAGATTCAGATGCGACAGCTGCTGGAACCACATCTACTGGTGTTCTGCTTAAAGCGGGAGAAACTTGGGAAACAAATCATCCTATTGATGTTAGAAAACGTATTTCTGCTATTGCTTCTGGTGCTAGTTCTCAATTGTACGGAGTTATTTGGGGAGTGCATGAGGGTTAATGAAGATTATAACGGCTAGTAAAATAGCTTCTGCTCCACTTAATGCTTCAGGATTAATGTGGCTAGAAAAAGCAGAGAGTGGACAAGTTACTGTTGAAGATATTAGTGATGCTCTTAAAGAGTTTGGTAAATTATTTAAAGCAGGAATTTCTTCAAAAGCAGAGATTCTTACTTTAGCTAGAGCGTTTCCTGAGAATCGACAATACACTGAAGCTGCTGCTAATGTAGGTGAAGATGAACCTATGGTTGTTGGTGGCCCTGCTTCTGTATCATTGATTGATAGGGAAGGTCATTTAATTACTACTGATGCTTTAAAGAGAGCATTCACTAAATTTATGAGTAATTTTAGAACTCGTAATGCAATGGTTCTCCATTCTGATGTTCAAGTTGGTTGGGCTTTGCCAGCCTATATTACTAAAGGTGGACAGATATTTAAGAGTGGGGTAGATGATAAAGGATTATTCTTTATTTGTGAATTGCGGGATGACACAAGAATCTCTGAAAAGGTTATGAAGGAAATTAGTGAGGGTAGGCTTAAGTCTTATAGTATAGCTGGTTCTGCATTAAAAGTACAGAATATGCAAAAAGGGCTAGTTCCTTATATGCAAGTAGATGAAATGGAACTTGCTGAAGTTACAGTCTGTGAGAAAGGTGTTAATCAAAATGCTGGTTTTGAGTTATTAAAGGCAGAAATGCCACAAACTGGTAAGATTGATAAAGACCAATGTGACTATAGAAATGCTACAATGGAAGAGGCCATGCGTGGTGAAAATTGTGGGCATTGTAAATTCTTTAATGCACAAGATAAAACTTGTGATACTGTAACTGGTGATATTCAATCTGGTGATTGGTGTAAAATATTTGCACCAATGGAACAGCAACCCAAAAAGGCAAAGGTGGTTGTAGTAATGCGAGATAAACAAAAAGTAGACTTTAAAAAATCATTTGATATGTGGATGGAGAAAGCTGCAACTGTTAAAGACCCTCTTAAAGC